AGCAGAATATTTTGTCCAGTCTGAAGAGTGCAAACGACAGATGTTGGAAAAGTACGGAGCAGAATATTTTGTCCAGTCTGAAGAGTGCAAACGACAGATGTTGGAAAAGTACGGAGCTGAGCACGCGATGCAGTGTCCGGTTTTGTTTAGAAAAGCGTGCTCAAGTTCGTATAAAAGGAAGCCATATGTTTGGGACAACAAGACTTTTATGGTGTTGGGATACGAGGGAAGGGCTTTGGATGACTTGTTGAAACGAGAAGGGGTCTGTGTTGTTCATGCGGGAGAGAGCGAAGAGATTCCAGTGTTTGAGTATATGATGTTAGACGGCAAAACACGTTTGTACTATCCTGACATCTACCTTCCTGAAGACAACAGGGTTGTAGAAGTAAAGTCGGATTGGACGTACAACAAAGATCCTGTTAAAACCTTATATAAGGGACTGTGTGTGTCTGAGGAGTATGTGTTTGAGTTAAGAATTTACGACGAAAAGGTCTTGTTGTTTGTTATAGAAATTGTAAAGGGAGAAATTTTCAAGATATACGGGGAACGGCCTTTTGTTTTGGGAGAACCGATAGAAACTAAAGGTAAGCTTGTAAGTATGAAAAAGTAACCATATATGGTGTGTGATGTGGAGCTGTTACAAAACCCTGAGGGTTTTGTAAAACAAAACGAAGAAAAGAGAAGTAAAGAGTGTAAAACGGAGTAAAATAACCCCAACCCCAACCCCAACCCCAACCCCAACCCCAACCCCCTACAAAACAGGAAAACCCATAGCACCACCACTAAATCTAACAATATTGGCATTAAGACCCATGACAAGAAATTCAAAGGTCTGAGAATAATCTTGACCCGAGCCAAGAGGTCCCGTACCACCAGCTCCTACAACCGCAGAAGCCGACGCTTCAGGACAGATGCTAACGTTGGTAAGCTTACCGTAGTTGGTCGATCCGAGTGGGTCAACATCGTAAAACGAGAGCGAGTACGAGTACATATGATAGCCGGTCGGTTCCGGGATGGCAGGAGCCTTGTAGAACGGCTCGATAAGAGAATAGAAGTCTGATCCCATAGCCGAGAGACGGTTGGTGTTTTCGTAGGTAAGCGTCGTTTTGGCGATAGGATCAAACGAACCGCTCTTGGACTCGTAAACGATGAGTTGCGGACCCGGTACCTCTGCAGCGGATGTGTAGTTGGACCAGACGTTTGGACAGGTGGTGTTTCGAACTCCAAAGAAGAGGGCTTTGATCGAATGCGAGAACCTGATGTCGTAGCTTGGTGTCGCGTTGGAAAGAGGAGCAAAGTTTTGTCTGGGAGCGGTCTGTACTTGTTCGATAAGCATGTCTCGAGGTGCACAGGCCATACGGGCTCGTTCTTCGTTGGACACGACACTGTAGTTGCCCCAAACCTGAACGTTGGTAAGTTCTGGAACCTTGGCGATATCGGTCGGAACAACCGGTACAGAAGTAGGATTTGTTTTGAACACAGGTACAGAGTTGTCCAAAATGAGCAATTCGTTCCAATTGCGGAAGCAGAAAGCGATTCTCATTTCGTTGAAGGGCAACGCCGCGGTTGGCAAGGCCAAGCCAGAGTCTCGGGTAAAGAAGAAGGGAAGCGGTAAGTTTAGATATTGAGAGACTAGAGGATCTCCTGGTGCGTGAGGAGAAGTAAGAGACTCTACGTTGCCGACCATATTGTCGTAGCCAACACGTTGTGAAGCCCTGACAGTAAACGCAGCCCAGAAGTCCAAGAAGTAGTTGTCGAAACGCTCTGCCACGAGATCGTTGAAGGTGATGCAGCACTCCTTGATCAGGTTGTGCATAAAGTTGCGAGTCCACCTGATGCGCCCGTTTGCGCCGTGTTTATTGTTGGGCAGCAAAACCACCTCGGGCATCAACACCCGCAACCACGCGTGAAGCAAATAGTCTCCCGAACGAGAAATTGACACACTCCAGTCCTGGTTAAAGCCGGCGTTTCCGGTAGAACGGGACAATATTACTGGAACTTGAGAAAACCAAGTAGATTTACGTGTTTCGCGAACAAAATACGCAAATGCTTGATTACTTCCATATTGATACTTTTCGATTTCGTCAAACGAAGCAAGATCTATAAACGCAGATGTGCTGTTAGAACCAGTGCAGGCCATTTTTGTTAAGGAAGGAATTTTTTTTCTTAACTACTCGACAGAGCAGATATCTGACTTACACAAACACTTTGCACAAGATCAATATAGTCGGGACTTACGACGAGCCTTGGCAAAGATGTGTGCTGTGTGCTAGAATATGTCAACGTCCACGATTGCCTTGTTGAGAAATGTGACACTTCTTGAAGACAAGCCTTTTAGGTTACCGCCGGCCTTTGGCCGGTACTGAAAACTATTTTCAATACAAAAATGTATTGAAACAGAAAGAAATTGGTTTTTCGAGCTTTAGGCTAAAGGTATCTTACGGTTAACAAGGAATGTTTTTCGTTCTTGTTTTTGTGGTGTTATTTCACTTTCTAGTGTTCGAACAACTTGTATGAACCAGTTATAGTATATTTCTTGAACGGTGTCGTCTGCGGCGGACAGAAGGACCTTTCCGTTTTGAAACACGAATATGCTAATGAACTTGTCTTTAAATTTGTTGGCAAGTTTCTTGTTGTGTTGCTCTATCGTGTCGATGCATTGTTTGTACGATATCAATTCTGTTTTTCTGGAAGGATAGGTTATTTTGGTAACTGGGAGGTTTTCTATTTCGTGTGTAGTGAGACGAATCTTTATTTTCATATCCATTTTGTTGCCTACCGCGTCTGGAACAATTATGTTGTTGTCATCGTTGAATAGCTCCATAAGTCTTTGTGTAAACACTACACGGTTTATTTTAAACCCCAAGTCAAAATCTATATTGCGCATGGCAGACTTAATATAGACGACTAAGTCTTGATCGTTGTTCAAGAACGAAAAGCAATCCGGAGGACTCGTTACATCACTTTTCTGTAATTTATGATTACAATCTTCGATCTCAGTCGGTTTTTGGCCGGTACAATCTTCGATCGCCGCCGGCCTTTGGCCGGTCTGTTGTTCAGAGTAAACAGTATATTTTCGTGTATTTAAGAGTTCTGAGCGTATGATGTTTATACAAGATATAACGTGTTGAATATGTTTACATCCAGTAAGTTGGAAGACTCCGTTTTTAAAAAGTTTGATGTTGATTTTTTTGCCTACAAATACGACCATAGTAATACAGTTTAAAAAGTTTCTTTTTGATACAGGTTGTGAAGAGGGTGTTGGTATGTTGTTTTTTCTTTTCCTTGTTCGGATGATAGATTCTGGTTCTTTTCCTTTTTTTAATGTTTGATACTTGACTTGGATGATTTTGTGAGGCAGATTGTTATCTAAATCTTTTGTTTTGACTCCACTCTCATCAAGATCGGTAACCAGTGTCTTGGTTTTTGTTTTGTTACATACAGAGGGCCGTTTGGTGTTGTTTCTGATTACTGTAGAACGTAGTCTGGTACATTGAGTAGTTTGACGGGATACAATTTTAGATTGTAAACAACTACGCATATCGGTTTTTTTGATTACAACAGGTTCGGCCGGTTCTACTTTGATGTGTTCATAGAATCTAGCAAGATCTATGTTTTGTATATTGCTCCTGACTGTGAATGTTTGAGTTGAAACTGCGGTATCGACAAACTTCATGTTTTATTTTGTGCATTTACACACATGTTAGTTAATCAATTTTTACAAAGATAAAGAAGGTAAATTTAACTTGTTCGTAAATATTTCACGTCTGGTTAAAGCGGTCTCGAAACAAAGGATGAATTAAATTTTTATTTTATTTAAGCATACGGTTTCATAAAGAAACAATGTTAGTAACTAAACGCGATGGAACTACAGAGCCTGTTTCTCTTGATAAAATCACAAACAGACTTGTAAAATTGAAAGACTGGCCAACATGTCTGAATGTCGACCCGATGCTTGTTGCTGTTCAGACAGTGCAAGGGTTATACGACACGGTGTCTACTTACGATCTGGATATGTTAGCTTCCGAGATATCCGCAGCATATGCTGTAAAACATCCCGACTTTTCAGTTTTGGCTGCTAGAATAGCTGTAAGCAACTTGCACAAAGAGACTTGTGAGAATTTTTCAGATGTAGTTGAAAACTTGTACAATTATATCAACCCAGAGACTGGGATTCGAGCATCTTTGGTGAGTGATGATTTTTATTTTGTCGTGAAAAAACATGCAAAAGAGCTAGATACGTGGCCAAAACATGAACGCGACTACCAATACGATTATTTTGGATTCAAAACACTTGAAAAATCGTATCTATTGAAGACGACCACCCCTTCTGTAAACGCGTTGCCTAGTCATACCAAAGTAGTGGAGAGGCCGCAGCACATGCTTATGCGAGTTGCTGTGGGAATACACTTTAACACCTGGGACGATGTTTGGTTAGAAGAGGCCAAGCGTACATACGAATTGTTAAGTAAAGGATTTTTTATTCATGCGACACCAACCCTATTTAATGCGGGAACACCTCTACCACAACTATCTTCTTGTTTTTTGTTGGATGTGGACTCGGACAGTTTAGACGGAATATATAAAACTTTAACAGACTGTGCTCGTATATCGAAGCACGCAGGTGGAATAGGTGTGGCCATGCACAAAATCAGAGCCAAAGACTCGTACATCTCTGGAACTAACGGCAAGTCCAATGGTCTGGTATCTATGTTGCGTGTTTACAACAGCACTGCCAGGTACGTAGATCAAGGAGGTGGTAAAAGAAAGGGTTCTATAGCAATATATTTAGAACCCTGGCACGCCGATATACAAGAGGTGCTTGACTTGAAAAAGAATTCTGGTGCAGAAGAACATCGTGCAAGAGATCTGTTTTATGCTTTATGGGTCCCTGACTTGTTTATGAAACGAGTGGTAAATGATTTACCATGGTCTTTATTTTGTCCTCAAACATGTGTTGGTTTGTACGATGTTTACGGAGAAGAGTTTGAAGTTCTTTATACACAGTACGAACAAAAAGGACTTGCGCGCAGCACCGTCTCCGCGCGCGCTCTAATGACCAAGATCGTTCTTGCCCAGATGGAAACCGGAAACCCGTACATCCTGTTCAAAGACACAATTAACAAAACAAGCAATCAGAAAAATTTAGGAACAATCAAATCCTCAAATCTGTGTACAGAAATATGCCAGTACACTAACCCGCAAGAAATTGCCGTGTGCAACCTTGCATCTATTTGTCTTCCAAAGTTTCTGAAGTCAGAAACAGTCTCCGATGCTGATGGTACAAAAACAATACAGAAATTTGATCATAAAATGCTCGAAAGCGTCGTCTCGGTAGTAGTCAACAACCTCAACAAAGTAATTGACAAGACTTACTACCCTGTGTTCGAAGCCCGTACATCCAACAAATCACACCGTCCAATAGGTATAGGAGTGCAGGGTCTTGCAGACGTCTTTGCGTTGCTCAGAATACCTTTTGACAGCCAAGAAGCTGCTTGTCTGAACATCGAAATATCAGAAACAATTTATTTTGCTGCGTTATCTGCATCAAACAAACTTGCAAAAACACAAACTCCTTACAGTAGCTTCAAAAACTCTCCTCTTTCAAAAGGCCTTTTCCATTTTGACTTGACTGACACAAAACCCGTTTTAAGCAAAAGATGGGACTGGGAAAACTTGCGAAATAGTATACAACAACACGGAGTTCGTAACTCTCTTCTGGTCGCTCTGATGCCTACAGCTTCAACTTCTCAAATCATGGGCAACAACGACGCGTTCGAACCATTCAGTTCCAACATTTACACGAGACGTTTATTGGCCGGAGAATTTGTTGTTCTAAACAAACACCTTGTCAACGACTTACTCAGACTTAATTTGTGGACTGATTCCTTACGTGAAGCACTCATTCAACATAATGGTTCGGTACAACAACTTGATATACCATCAGAATTAAAGGAATTGTATAAAACTGCTTTTGAAATTCCTCCAAAACACATTATAGATATGGCTCGAGACAGACAACACTTTGTTGACCAAAGCCAATCCATGAACATTTTTATAGAAAATCCTGTACCAGAAAATTTGATCAAGATGCATGTATACAGTTGGAAAATGGGACTCAAAACAGGGCTTTATTATCTTAGAACAAAACCTTCAGTCAACGCGGTCAAAGTCACCACAGCTCCTATCTTGACAACTTCTTTGAAACCACCCCAATCTTTGACCGGAGACGATGTTCGACCTTACTGTAACAGACCGCGGCGATCAGAGATCGTACCGGCCGAAGATCTCTCAGCTCCAGACGACTGCTTTGCGTGCAGTTCTTGAAGTTCTTATGAGAAAAAAATGTTTCAAATTCTCAGGAATTTGAAAGAAGAATATGGTTGTCAAAAGTAAAGTGTTTATCTGATAATGGTATTGATGCCCATACCTGCCAGTTCTTGAAGAAGTAGTTTAGTGGCGTATGGAAGATTTTTGGTTTCTATAGAAGCATCACCACAGATATCGCAAGTGTATCGCAAGTTTGGAATGTTCCCACACTTTACACAGACTGGTACTTGGAATGCATCGCTTTTATCGAACAAGTTTTCTTTCAAGACTCTGGTACTTCCGTGCACCAGCAACGCGTCCTTTTCCATTTCTCCAAAGCGTAGAGCACCGTTCTTTGCTCTTCCTGCAACAGGCTGGTGAGTTAAAGTGTCTAGAGGGCCAGTCATACGAGCGTGTATCTTGTCAGAGACTAAATGTTTGAGTCGTTGGTAGAAGCACGGAGCCATGAAAATCTTAGCTTTCGTGCGTTCCCCCGTCCTGCCGTCCATGAGTTCGCTCGAGCGTAGATCTACGTTTGCTTTTTGCGCCCAGAAAGACAGCTCTTCCTCAATATTTTTATGTTTAAACGGAGTTGCGTCCATTTCTATGCCTAATTCACATCCTACTCTATTAAAAAACATTTCAATAAGCATATTGATGGTCATGCGTGATGGCATGGCATGAGGATTTATAATGAGGTCTGGTGTTATTCCGTCTTTGTCAAATGGAAGATCTTCTTGAGGAAAAATCATACCGCATGTACCTTTTTGTGCTGTAGAGCTTGCAAACTTGTCTCCGATTTCAGGAATACGGGGTAAACGAATTCGTATCTTGATTACTTTAGCTCCTTCTGTATTGACCGTGATTAAGACTTTGTCTAAATATCCTTCTTCGCCATGTTTGATGACTACGCTCGTGTCTGTTATTTCGGGTTTCCGGACACCTTCTTCATTTTTAATCATTTTCTTTGTGGTTTTTCCTATGATAACTGTTCCTTTTTTTAACCAGATGTTGGGTTTCCATACAATTCCTTGTTCGTTTAGGTGTGTGTAGTCAAAGTTTCTATTTCTGTACTGTACTTTGGGCAAGCACACACATTCTACATCCGTCTTACCTTTTTTATTTTCTTCCTCGACAATTGTTTTGTAAGTCGTGGTTGTAAACAAACCCCGGTCAATCGATGCCTTGTTTAGGATGATTGAGTCTTCTTGATTGAACCCAGAGAACGTCATGATGGCTACCACCGGCATTGCACCGTGACTCATTTCATTAAACTTGAGAACGTTCACCAAGTTATTTTTGGTAATTGGTTTCTGAGGAGTGTTGAGAATATGAAGAGTTGTGTCGTACCTAAAATGCCAGGCAGTGCTCGGAAACCCTATCGCCTGTTTGCCCATGGAAGCCTGGTAAGCGTTACGAGGAGACTGACAGTGGTTGCTCAGAGGAATAACACTTGCCATGACACCCATCATGGTGGAAGCTGGAGAAATTTCTAGATAGTCGCATCTGTTCTTTTGCAAGTCGTCTTCTGACAACGCCACAACCGATTGTTCTAGTTCCCAGACGTCTCTGAAGACAACAACTCCGCGACGTACACATTCGTCCCAAGTTAGTCTTTGATTGATTTGGCCGGCGTTGATCTCGGATAGAAGTTGTTTGTATAGTACTGTGTTTCTTGCTCCAACAGCAAACAGAGGTCGTATAAAACGACCTTCATCTGTCTCGATATGTAATACATTTTCCGTTTTTATCCTAATCACACCTACATCGCGCATGGTTTGGTGCTCTTTTACTCTGAGTAAATCAAGTTGTTGTTTGAGAAGTCTAGAGTTGGCACAGCTCCCTACGACAACACCGTTTAAAAATACTAAACATTTTGTAGCTGGTGGTGACGAGTAACGATTGTCTTGGTCATATACTGGAATAAAACCTTCTAGTCGGTTGATATGATCTAGCACCAGACAAGGGTCTGTGTCGGTGCTTATATGTGCAGACAAGGCTAAATTGGAGACGATACCTACCGTTTCTCCCTCTGGGGTTTCGTAAGGACATATGAAGTGAAAGTGAGACGCGTGTAGTTGTCGTGCGTTTGGGTTTTTGCCTTTGCTGCCGATGGGAAGCATGAGACGTCTGAGATGAGAGATCTTTGATCCGTAGTTTTGCATACTCAGCACTTGTGACACCCCTACACGAGTAAACAAGGAACTTTTTTGTGTGTTCCAACTTCCTGACATAAATGCTTGGTTGAAAATGTTGGTTATATTTTTAATGTCTTTAATAATGGACAAAGGATCTGGAGACTTTTTTCCTTCCATTTGGTTGTGCAAGGTCTTGGTAAACTGTTTGAACAAAATCTGAAAAAGAAAAGACATCAAAGACGCCACGGCATCTGCACGTTTGTTTGCTAGATTGTCTTTATCGTCACATACACGTTCGCCGTATGCTGTGATTATCACTTTTTTTATCATCACACTGAGATGAAGTGCAGACTTCTCTGGAGTTAATTCCCCTACATGATAGAAAAGCTCGTTGTTTAAGATATTTTTTGTATACGTCACAGACGCGGTCTGGTCAGAATCAGAATAATGTAGACAGGTTGGAGTTACTAACACAGTTCCTCCTTCTTCATCTTCTGTTGGTTTATCGGACCTGTATTTGTTATTGTTGACAGATTTGTGCAACTCTTTTTCTTTTAACGAGCGCATTTCTGAAGCTATAACAGCTATAGCAGAGTCTTGATCTGGGACGAGATGGTATTGGGTTTTTAGCACCTCAACGTCTTCTTTGTTTTTCAAGTCACATAAATCTAACATGTCGTGTTCTGACACACCTAATGCTAAATACACCAATCCAGCTGGAAGAAGATTTTTGGTCTTGATAAATGGCAAAGAAAACAAAAGCTCGTGTGTGCTTGAATTGTACTTTAATTGTACCAAAACAGACGCGCCACTACGATTCATACTTCTCATTTCTGCCACGAAAAAACCCTCCTCGTAAGTCACATAAACACGGTTGTATGCACGTCTTATCTGGCTTACCAATACCCGTTCTTTGCCTTTGATGATAAAATACCCACCGAAGTCGTTGGCGCATTCTTCGCTCCGTGCTTGTGCGTGTTCTTGGTACAAAGGCAGGTACGATCTCTGATCGCGAAGCCAGCAGTTTTTAGAATACAACATAATCGGAAGCTTACCTATCACCACGTTGTGGTGAGTGGTTTGTTTGCCTGTGTCGTTGTTGGTATATACTAATGACACAGAAATGGTTCCGTCATAGTTGATGTTTCTTTTTCTGGCTTCGTTCGGAAACAGAGGAATAAGTTCATAACTTCCTACTTCACCCCCTTCTAAATAACATGCATCTGTTGACGTCTCTACACATGTTAAATCCTGCTCGACTTCTGGGTCTGAACGGTATTCCAAGATCTCTTCGACCGTTGTTTTTTTTGATGACGGTCCTTGTTTGACGGGCACTGCTGTGTTGTTTTTTTTGACAATCTTTTTCATAAACTTGGGGTTTTCAACCTTTATATCTATGAATTTGACTGAAAAGGTTTTACAACTAGTTTGAACGACGGGTTCTCTAAGGATAATCTGTTTTAGCCCATGTTCTACAAAATGATCGAACTGGTCAATTTGATGGTTTACAAACTTAGTTTTTTCAAAGTATTGTTTTATGAGTAGAAATCCTTCATCTTCTTTATTTAAAGGTAGGTTTTGATAACGAGGATTTAACACTAGCTTCGATCGATGTCGGTTTTCATCAAGTACGATCTCTGATCGTTGATTTTCCGAAGAAGTAAATTGAATACTCATTTTAAGCTCATTAACTTCTTAACTCTTCTTCTTAAACAAAATTCAACTTTTTTATCCACATGACTGAAAATGATGTATTTAATTGTTATTCTTGTTTTGGTTCTTGTTGGAGTTTTTGTTTGGTGGATGTACGCAAATCCAGCCAAACCGGAAAAGTTTTGTAATTGTACAGGCGCGACTTCTATGACAGCACTTCCTACTTACTACGTTTACCGACCAACAGGTGACGTTTCTAGTTATGAAGACACATGCAATCAACAAAATTTGGTTGCGGTCAATGTCCAACCACAACCTTTGATTGAATATTCAAACAACGGCTGGAAAACCACCGCCGGAGCAGACTACACGCTATTAGGTGATAGTTGGGCTGCTGGTGGTGGTTGTAACACATCCTCTGTTCCGTTTTCAACACTCTCCACTCCACCTGTTTCACAAAACCTCACATACACAACGCCCGGAGCTATTCTTACAAGCACAACCAGCGCTGTACCGTATGCTCAAAACTATGGCACCTCAGGATGTACTAACATGCGTACAGTAGCCAGTCCACCCATCAACCCGGTTCCTTGTTTACTTAACACCGCCAAGCCACAACAACAACCTCTCATCGACTGTTGTCGAGGAACTAATGCATACAATATGGCTGTCGGAGTTTTATAAAAAAAGACCAATACAAATCTCTGATCGCCGCCGGCCTTTGGTAGCCAGTGTTGTAAATTTATTCAAAACTGTTTAGTTTTGAATACTAAATGTCTACGGTAATATATTCGTCAACTCTGATATACTAAGAAGTGGAAATGTTTTAGTCTAAACTTCTTAAAACTTCAAGTATATCGTTTGCCACTTGTTTAGTTTCTTGTCGTCCTTCTATGATGAAAGCATGAATGTTGTTTGAATACATCTGAACGTATCCATCGTGTAGTTTTTGAAGATATGATTTGCTTACATTCGCTTCACATTTCCTGTTTCTATGTATTTTTCTTCGAAAACATTCGTTGACGTCTGTGTCAATGTAAAAGCTAATGTCAGGTTTCCAAAAAATATCATGATAGACCTGACATATGAGCTGAGTTTCTTCAAAATCCAAGTACGTATTCTTGATACCTTCTAAAACAAAAAGCATAGAGGAAAGCGGAGATCTTTCGATAAACACAACAGGGTGTTGCGATGCAGAGATCTGGTTCATGTTTTCATACTGTTTTCTCATGGAATGTAGAATTTTTACTTGGAGTGTACACATCCAACGTTTTGGATCTGTGTAAAATTTAGACAACAGGGTGCCCCAGTTGTCTAACTCTTCTTCAAACACCAAATACCCAAGACTTTTTAAAAAAGACAACACTGTGCTCTTTCCGCAGCCAATATTTCCATCTACACAACAAATCAAGGGCGGGCGAGAAGATGGCGTTCTGGCAGATAAATGTGTGGTGTGTGTCATCGTTTTTTTGACCAAGTCGTAGTATTTATCTTTGGTTTCTACCCACGGGTTCGAAAACCAAAACGACAAAATAAAATTGAGGCTACGTGTAAAAAAGTTCATTGTTTAAATTTATATTGAGACTCCTTATTCAAAAATCAAATTTTATATCTAAAAAATTGATACCATCTCTGATCGCCGTTGGTCTTTGGGCGATGTTATGTACCTTTTAGATCTCTTCATTCTTTTCAATCGGTGGTGATGTAATAAGCTCGTAAAACTGTAAGTTCTTTTGGTTAAGTTCTTTGTCGTAACCGGTGGCCAGGGCAAGTCTACAAGCTTTTTCACCTTCTTCAAACTTTCCAACATAGTAAGCAACAATACCCAGCTCGTGCCAACGGTCATACGAATATACTTTTCGATCAACCCACAACACACAAGATAACGGGAAGTCTAACTCACAAGCTCTTTTTATAAACAAATACGCCAGTTTAAACTTATTTTCCAGTCTAAACAGCTTTGCTAGTTCGACAAGTGGTTCGGCTCGTTCAATTACTTCATAGGCTTGTAAGAACCAGTACATAGCTAATGTTTTGTTTGTTTCTGATGCATATAAGACCCCACACCTCATCATACTAACAAACCTTTCTTCGAAAAATCCCTCTGGATTGGTTGCTCTGAGCTCGTAGTTTTCTAAAGATTTTTTATATTTTTTCAAACAATCATAGGATTGAGCTAAATAATATCTTGAACGTGTGTCTTTTGGATTTTGTTCCAAGATCGATTTTAATATTTTTATGTCTTTTTTCCATCTACAAAATGTCTTACCATCATTGTCAGCTACACGGTCTTGGTACAACATAACTTGATCATCTAGTTTAACAACAAGCGCTGAGTCTGGAACAACCAGGTATTCATGTACAATACCTTGATATCTAAACCCCTTTCCTGGTTTTATGATTCTTATGTTGTAGTAGTCAATAGTAGACTCTCCTCCACAAAACCATCTCTGGTGTATGTTAAACGCATCAACACAAACAACAACATTTTGTGAGTCGATTATCGTTTTTGTCGCTAAATTTGTTTTTGCGTTGGTCTTAACAACCCTACGTTTCTTTTTTTTCTGAAGAATATATTTATTACTCTGTGACATATTCTTCACCTCAGAAACAACGACACCTCTTGTGCCATCTTTGATAGCCGTCGGTCTCTGAATCGGATGTTTTCTCTGATCTTGTTCAGTTGTAGCTGTGTGTGGATCGTAAGTCTCCGTCGATGTTGGAAGATTGGTTGTGACCACAAGGTCGTTAGAGGTATATTTTTCAAGTATACAATTCAAAGAATCTGGTGCTCGATACTCATCATTGCTGTCCAATAAAAGTAAGTAATCGTATAAATAGTTGGCTTCTTCGTCAAACGACACCTTGTCTGCAAAATCTAACAAAGCATTACGAGACACAGAAAAATCTACAAACTCACCTTGCATCAGATGGAAACGTAATCCATACAAGGTGGTAAAATCTTTCACTATATTTATCGTATTGTCTGAAGAACCGGTATCAAACAATATCACACCTTTAACACTTGTCTTTACACTCTCTAATGTCACTTTTATTCTCTTCTCTTCGTTACGAACCATCAAAACAGCAGCAATACTTAAAGGACTCATTTTTTTGAGTTAAAAACTGTTTTTAAAACACTAGACGTGGAAAGACTAATTGCTAAGTTTAAAGAATATAAAGACAAAACTTTTTGAATGATGATTAAACCAAAGATTCATTTTATTAAAAACAAAAATAATAGAATCAAAAGAGAGAAAAACACTCCTATGATTTCAAGTCTGTACTTGTTAAAAAAACCCATAACTCTTTCGGTTATGGTTTGTGATGACAGAGGTCGTATAGGGTTTGGAACAGGATTTGGTTTCGAAAAGTCACATACCATATCATTTTTTATGTCTTGAATTTTCACGTTTCCGGCTTTTGCAACGTTTATAATGGTCTGACATAGCTTGTCTGGGCATTTGGGATTTACGAGTTGACTAGGTACAAAATATCTAGAACTGTTTGCGCACGGGAGAAACCAACACCCGTCGTTTATCTGATGAACTCCTTTCATATCTTGATATGATTTGTTTTTGTATCTTATAATACAGTCACAATCTTTGGTGTTATGTGTTAGACAATAACTTTGCATGTACGCGTCACGCGCGTAAGGTTGTAGGTTTTCAAACCAGACACGACAAGGCCCGCTGCCTTCGTCTATAGACTTGACCCTACTACACTCCGTTAAACCATCTGGACATTTGGAAACTTTCTGAAGGCAAAAGTTCGCTTCTACGTCATTGTTTATACCAAACTTGTCTGTAAATCTAAGCACTTGAGCGTTTGTGTCTATTTTGTTCAAATCGTACAGACATTTGATATTCGGGGCATTCTTGTCCCAACCCATTTCCAACAAAGGACTTTCTTTTTTTGAACTAAGGCCTATGTCGCATTCCGTGCTGTCTGGATGAACACATACAGGCTGAGCCGTACAAAAACCTCCACAACAAGAAGCAGTACCAATTTCCCAGTCAGGCACCCCCTTGTCAAGCTGACAAGGCAGTTTGGGTGTAAACACACTACAGGTTCCACAATTACACGGACCATTGATGTACTGGTTCGTGCGTTTTTCTTGCACTTTTCTGCCATACACATTCCTTATTTCTGTTCTAGGAGCTTCCATTTTTGAAAAGATATTAAAAGTTACAAACACGCTTTGCAAAACAAGCAGAAGAAACTATACGGGTAAAGTTCATCTCAATATATCATTGTCATGGTCAGTCTCCAACACCGAAACGAGTGAAGATACACATCCTGTCTTTCAATAAAACCAATAGACAATAAAAACAGACAATGACTTCAGTTAGGCCGTACACTACAGCTAATTTGATGTTTGAACCGCGTAATAGTGATCTTTTAGGTGTTGTAACAAGACCAGGAACTTTTTTAGATTTTGTAGCAAAAGTTTCACCGAGTTACCTAAAACTTATTCAAACCGCGAAGATGGAAGCGTTTTACAACGATCCCGATCGCAGCTACACCTTCTTCCTATCAGAAATACCAACCGAATTATCACAATGTACACCAGACTTTGCGAGACGTATTCTTACAATGTCTACATTGAAAGGCTATGTAACAACTACCATGCTCACGAACGAGCTGGTTTTAGACCCCGTCAATTCTTATGAAAAACTTTATGTATCTACATTTTCTCCCCAAGGAACAGAACCATCTTGCATTGACCAAAAATCTACATGTTCTCTTGTTTGTTCTCAATTTATTAACACAAACAACAACAACCAAACAATTGAAAACTGTAACACCCATCGTGTAAATTGTGTTCTAAAACATCCATCTCAGTTACCAACAATGACTTGTGAAGACTATGGTAAAAGACTTATTCAAATAAATAACAGAACTCTTACACAAGGTGATATATTCGTTAATTCTGGGATTGTGCACATAATTGATAAACCTTTACTTCCATCAAACTAAAAATCTTTATTAAAAATGGCTTTACCAAACTTTCGTATAGAAAAACTAACTTCTCAAAACGCCTTGTTGGTCTCTGGGATACCTGTACAAACTGGTACACCAAACTCAGGAGACTCTTTAATCTACGATTCTGTTTCAAGACAATGGAAGTATGCAAATGGACTTACTGGTCCTACCGGTCCCACTGGTCCAGCTTCAGGTCCTACTGGTCCTACTGGTCCTACTGGACCTACTGGTCCTACTGGATCTACTGGATCTACAGGAGCAACAGGACCTACAGGAGCAACAGGACCTACTGGACCTACAGGAGCAACAGGATTCACAGGAGCAACAGGACCTACCGGACCTACAGGAGCAACAGGGTTAACAGGAGCAACAGGGTTAACAGGAGCAACAGGGTTAACAGGACCTACCGGACCTACAGGAGCAACAGGGTTAACAGGAGCAACAGGACCTACTGGACCTGCAGGAGCAACAGGGTTAACAGGAGCAACAGGACCTGTAGGAGCAACAGGGTTCACAGGACCTGAATCAACAAAACAAGTTATTCAAATACAACGAGCACCTCCCACACAAACAGCAGCAGTGTTTCCGTTTCAAGCTGTTTTTAATCTGTTGTCAGGTAACACAGCTCCTGCTGTGTTTTCTCCTAATCTTACAACTGGTGAAATTACCCTTCTTCAGTCTGGTACATATCTTGCAAGAGCTAGTATTTCTGCTGAATCTTCGCTTGCAGATGCGTCTTGGGCTGGTGCTATATTTAACGTAACCACAAATACATCTCTTTTGGTATTTACAATCGTACCTGCTACAACAACAACTTTTCAATACACACATTCTTCTCCTGAATTGTTATTTACAGTCTCTGCCGGAACAGTTATTGCTGTGAGGTTTATAAATTCTAGTGGTAGTGGTACGTTGGCCATTCGTGCAAATTATTCAGGTTTGGTAATTGAAAAGGTAGCGTAGAGGGTATGTATAGCCAAACTGTATCAAAACATCTGTTGTTTTGATACACTAGTCTGGTTACAGAAGTGCTGGTTGTGTATAGTGTAGTAAAAATTTTAATTTACCCACACCCAGCAACGTTTTTGTAATAATTTGTTTTATAACCTATAGACGCTAGTTGTTTTTGTCTTTCTTGTTGTGCTTGTTGTTGCATCATTTGTTCGTAGGATCCAAGTCCACACATACTGCTAGGTTTGACAAGAGCACGAAATTGGAATCCTGCGTTTCCGGTAATATTGTTAAGAGCGTACATATCAGAGCTAGCTTGAACTTGATTTGAAGAGGGACCGTAAAAATTTCCTGATATGCCTCCGCTAGAGAGGTTAACGTATTCTACATACTGTGGACGTTGATAGTTTTCGACAGCAACACGATCTTGAGCAGAATTACAACCTGCAGTCTTAGTCATAAAACTGTCCATACATACAGGACGTCCTGTAGAATCGTACCCATTCCATACTGGACATACCATATTTCCGGGGTTTAAAAATCTATCTGAAAAAAGCTTGTCTGCATAACCAGTGTTCACCTGACAACCACGAATTGAAGATTCTAGACTTGGGTATCCAGCCATATTTGTATTGTTTTCTGTAAAGAGGATATATTTTTCAGAGTCAGTGCTCTGTTAGAGGCCATAGAATCTGCCTAGCCTCGTGCCTTTTAAGCTTCCGAGGGCGCCCATACGTATCATGCTGGCTCTGAGTTTTGTGAGAAAAGTCTTGGCAATCCACGGTTTGTCTAGTATACGGTTCATGACAGGGTCTTGATCGATTGTCCGAGAATCCACAGCATAAATTGGAAAACACTCTCCTACGTACCTGCTAATGAACGGAGAGCTCGGATTGATTGGGTCAAACTGTTCAGTTCGAAGCGAGCAGTTAGGTCCCAACATTGACGCTAAATACTTTTTTTGTGCTGTGTTTACCAACAATATATCTCCAGGAGTTAATCCTGTAGAGTTTGTTTGTGTGGTAACAATAGAAGCGTTGCCGTACACACCACTCGCCTCAGGGGAAGTGAGGTACTCACACACTCCGTCCCACTTTTGCGCACAACGTGTTGCCATGTAGACCTGACAAGGAGTGCTGTTTTGACCCAAAGCCAATTGACCAAATGGGTGGTTAAAAGACTGTCCGTTGACACAGTAAGTAAGCGGGTCGTTGTTGTAAACTGGTAAGTTTGTAGTAGTTGTTGCACCAAACGTGATAAGAGGAACGTAACTCATTTTTAGTACATCAATTTTTCTTCAACGCAGTATACAACAAAGTTTGGCCAGTCTTTGAGATCTCATAAGACACTTTTTGAATGCTTCAGGAGTATATTTGGTTCCACTTTGTACCTGCTGCTGGATATCCAGCAACAGGTATTCTTCATCTTCAATCAAAACTGTACAGTTTTGTTTATTTTATACTTTACCTTCTCTTCACTTTTACATCTGGACGTATCCGACACGCCACTTGCTCCAAGATTGCAAACAGC